TGAAAGTGGTGCCGTCCTTAGATGTGAAATTGACGGTGACGTTGGCGTATTTAGGATCTATCATTACGCCGACTTGACGGAAGTCGTTGACTGATGGTAGATTGTCGCTACTCTCATTGAATGTGACGCTGAAGCAGACTCTGGACGCCCCGAGCTCGTTATTGGCGTCGTATCCGTGACCGCCGTACGGACTCATGACGGGCCTGACCACGGCGTTGCTAGACACCGGTACTACGTTGCTGGAATACACATACGCCGTAGCCGACTTGTATCCGGCGCCTCTGTTCAGAATCTCTACGTAGTCGATAGTGTTGGCCACGCTGTTGATGATGGCTCTGGCCGCCGCGTTGATGGTCTGAGTGTAATCGCCCTCGATTCTGACTTCTGGAGTTATCTCGTACTCCGAGGTGATGTCCAGAGTCAAGGCGTCGGTGAGAGTGACGACTCTCTTATTGCCAGCTACGTCGTAGGATGCGACTTTCGAGTAAGTGCCGACGCCGTTGCCTGAGACTACTTTGAAGATGCATCCCACATAGAAGTCGTCCATGTTAGATGACTTATTATTGCCTGAGACGTCGATCTTCTTCGAGTTACCGTCGATGTTTAGGTCGTTCTTACCAAGAGTACCCTCGAGGTTGTTGTCGTACTTAGAGCCTGGCGACTCTACTACGATGGAGTCGATAGTCCCGTCGATGGCGCTATTACTGACGCTGGTATTAGCCACCACTGGAATGTAGCTGTCGGTAGAGAATTTCTCCATGTCGGCGTATGGAATGGTGTACATATACTTCCAGATGTAGCCGTCAGAAGTCCTGTAGATCTCATCGAAGTCAGTGATGTCATTTTTATCAGGAGCGACAGTGGAAGCTACGCCTCTGTTATTATAGAGGCACTTGAATACGTCGTGTGCAGTTCCCCTAGGCACTGTCACGAAAAAGTTCTTGGAGAATAAGTTATCATCGGTGTCGTCGTACGCGGCGTAGAGAGTATTCGCCACGTAGTTGTATCGGTTCACCATGACTTTAGCGTCACCAAAACTTACTCTCTTGCCGAAGAGCATGTCGGCATAGACTTGACGTTTGTTGATTTCGCTGTCGACTGGTAGTATGACTGCGTCGCTATCATCAGCGTACTGCGTATGCTTGCTTAGAAAGACGTAGTAGACGTACTGACCGTCGAAGCCGAGAGACACGTCATTGACTATGTCTTCAGCTGTGAAGGTCTTAGCCTCTTGAGTTACTATCTTATAAGTCATCTTTCATCCTAGGCGATATTTGCAGTTAGGTTTGCGGATTCAGGTATGGAGAGATCTATGTTGACCTCGTTTATTGCCGTGTGCACGAAAGTGGAGAACATCTTCGTTCCAGCGAGGTGCATAGTAGAGTTGTAGTTCTCGAGATAAGAATCTCTCGGTATAGACGTCTTGATGTCGTAGGAGTACTCTTGATAATAGTTGCCATCGAATAGATATTTACTATCGCTCAGGAATGACGCTTCATCCTCATAAGTACCAGCGGTGTGACCTTCCTTGATCAACTTAGCCTTCGCGCTGCCGGCTCTCAGTCCGTCAGACGAGAGGAACGTGACGCCCTCGTCATTGAAGAAGCTGAAGCCAGATGATAGAATATCCAGACTGCCTACGACGCCGTTCGCTATGGTGACATTGGCGCTGATGACTGCGTTTAGGCCGATACCCAGTGCGCTATCGTCTTCGGATATGCCGACTATGGTAGCATTAGCGCCGGTAGCCGTGCCGGTTATGACCCCATTCAGAGTGAACTGTGTAGTCATGGAGCTGCTAGCGCCCATTGGCAGGTTCTGTCTCCTGACATACATGACGCTAGAATTGGTGATTACTATGTCCTTGATTAGGCCGACTGCGCCGTTGTCCTGTGAGATCTGCTCGCCTATCATGAAGTTGCCAGAAGAATTCGCGTAGGTGATGACGTAGTCCTTCGCATTGAATCCTGAGACGTATGGCTCTCTGACTAGCACCATGGGAGCTATATTGTAGTCCTCGCCTGGATTCTCTGCCACTATCTTAGTGATGCTGCCGACATACGCGTTGATGTCGTTTAGAATATCACCAATGAATGGGCCGAATAAGTCTCCTGAGCTATTAGCCGGGAATTCCCATGCCACGCCACCGGGAGTCACGTAGTAGTCGCCAGAAGAGCTGGACCACGTATTCGTATCGAGGACGAGGTGAGTCGAGTTCGAGACAGTCAAGACTTCAGTGAAGTCTGAGATGCCTTGGCCGCAGACGTACCAGCCTACACTTATGCCGGCAGTTCCTTCTGTTACCGCTACCGTGTTAGTATTTGCCACGAATGTGAGTGTCAGAGGAGTAGGATAAGCCGTCGAGTTGGCGAGATTGAGCGACATATAAGGGACGTTCGCTTCGTTATTCGCTCTCACGAAGTCGGTGTATACGCTATAAGTCTCTGCGTAAGCAAACGTATTAGAGATCTCGAACGTGGCGTTCTTGCCGGTACTGAGGGCTACTAAGTTCGCAGTAGTATTAGAACCAAGGATGATGATGTCGCCGTTGCCGTCGTAGCTGTATCCTCTGGTATACACTCTATTGTTACCAGTGCTGACGAAGTCGTTATTGATATTCGCTATGCCGACGTAACCGTCATATGAGTTTAGGTAGGCGCTGTTACCGGAGTCTACTCCATTCGCGTACTGCATGTAGACGTCGACGGTGCGCCTGAATACGCCGGTAGACTCAGAGAGAGTGACTGTGGCGCTATTGCCTGCTCCTACGATGCCACTGATCTTACCTCTGGCGGATATGTCGTATCCTCCGGTGTACGCTCTCCTCTGAGTAAGATACTGACCTATCGAGAGAGGAGTAGTACTATTAGAGACGAACAGCGTGAGAGTGTTGCCGAAGCCCACGACGTTGCCAGTAGCAGTCCTGTCCACGTATGCCGAGACGTTTATGGAGAAGGTATTAGACGGGGCCCAGAAGTAAGTATTGACCGCCGAGTTGCCGCTCGTGAGATATACGAATAGGTTAGCCGTGCCGAGGTCCAAGTTAGCGATGTCATTGCCCACGACTTCGACCGTGGAGATGACTCCTCCTGTAGAGTTGTAGCTCCTGAGGACTGTTCCCACATTGATAGTGGCTATAGACACAGCGTCATTAGATTCGAGGACGGTAGAATTGACTAGAGAGTTCGTGCTCAGCACGATATTACTGGTGAATGAGTCTACACTGACTTCGAAGTCGCGTAGCTGATTATTGGCCTTAGCTACTGAGATGACGAGATTCTGCGAAGTAGCATTTACCGCAGAGTTACTGACGATAGTTCCTACTGCCGTATTTGATACGGTGTTAGTCTGATAGACGACGGCGCCGGTCGCGAACCAGGCAGACGCCGGCTTCGTCACCAAGACGTTCTGATACGAGGTGTCGAATCTGTAGTCTAGGTTAGCAAGTGGTTGATACACTTCTTCGAGAGTGAAGAAGCTGGAAGCCACGTAAGGAGCCTGGTCCGGATTATTGACGACGTAGTCGACGACCACGTTCTGTATTGTCAAGATCTTGTCAGACACGTATATCGTAGAGTTCGAGGTGTAACCCCAGCCGCCGTCTTCTAGAACGAAGTCGACTACGCCAGTAGTGTTGTACACGTTCGCTACGCGAGCTGTGGCCCCGTGACCGTACCCGCTGTCAGACACTATCTCCACCACGTCGCCGACTCTGAAGTCTTTACTGCCCGCGGTGATGTCTAACTGGCTCAGAGATCCTATGACTTTCGGTCTCTTCCTGTTGCTGACGGTGAGACCCTCGTACGTGATCCTCTCGTTGTACATGAAACTTCCAGTGATACTGGATATGAACAAGAGATTGACGTAGCTGCCACCGACTTTCTTCTGTACGAATTTCTCAGCGAAGGCGGTAGCGCCGGAGCGAGTGCCGATGACCTTCTTGCCGATGAACTGGTTGATCAGGTCGATGTGGCCGATTTCTAGGTAGTTTCTCTTTACCCAGTGATTGTCGGAGAGCTTGAATAGGTCCGTGCTAGGATAGTAGACCTGAGCAGGCACGCCGTAGACTAGCTTGAAGAAGAGGTCTATGCCTCTCTCGGTGCCCTTAGACCTGTACAGATCCTGAACATGCTTTACGAGCGTGCGCTTGTCTACGCTGGTGACGAACTTAAGATACGGTAGGTACTTGGCCTTGTAGTACTCGATGTACTCTTCTGGAGTCTTATCGATATCTCTATAGTCTAGCAGCCTGCGCGTGTGATAGAGCGTCTCGCCTTCCTGCTCGAGGCTGGCGTAGTACATCTTGACGAACTCTACGAACTGCGGGTAGTTCTCCCTGTATACGAAGGGAAATTGTGAGGGGACGTAAGAACTTATGCGTCTCTCTTCAGTCATCAGCTCTTCCTAACACCGAGGACGTTGACTTTGACGTCCTCTATCTTTATCTCGAAGTAGTCGCTCCTGCCGAAGTCTACGTCGTTAGACTCTGGAGTCACGTATATCTTGATGGCGTCTCCGCTGTACTTCTGCACTGAGAAGCTGGACAGCTTAATCAGACCCTTAGAGTAGTCGACGGTGCCGACGTTACGCACCAGAGAGAAAGTCCTACCGGAGCTGATAGTGACGATTCGAACGCTTCCGTTGTTGTCATCTTGAAGGAAGCAGGGCTTACCGTCGAAGATGAACTGCGAAGAAGTCACTACCGTGTCGTAGTTCGTAGGATGAACATTCAATACCCTAGGTAGAGTACGCTTCAGAGCGAAGGAGAAGTCCAGAGTGTAATTGTCTGGAATGTTGATCTGAGGCGTGATGGTCTTATACAGAGAGAACTCAGCCTCTGTGCTGAGAATAGACGGATGAGTCTCGTCCATCGCGGTCACTAGATTACTGAACCTGACAGTGGAATTGAAGTCGTTATAGTTAGTGTTGGAGTACTCGAGAATGGTGTTAGTGACTCGAGTAGCGACATCTGCCGTCGTCAGGTCGGTCCTATTCTGATCATACCTAGTAGTGACGTCGAGTCTACCCCAAGTGAAGGTAGGATCGATGAACACGGGGTCGATGGTCATCGGCATCCTGTTGCGCAACCACTTCCTGTACTCTTCTTTCTTATAGTCAGGGATGCCGTCGAAGCCTATCAGATCGGTGGCTATGAATACTCTGCCGTACTGAGGAGGATCCAGTACTTCTCCGCCGTATACGGCTAGGGCATTGATCTCAGAGAATTGCTTCTTCAGCATCAACCTGTAGTCTTCTGGAGTGATGGCTCTCTCTTGAGTCTGATAGTGACGAGGAGCGTTGAATCTGACGTCGTCCAGCGACTCGTACACAGATCCGCCTGAGGCTCTCCTGACCTGTCCCTCGCTGTCGAACTGAGTAGTGATGGTGACGTCGCCGAAGGTGCCGATGTTCCTGTCGTTGCTGAACTCGAAGGCGCCATTCGGCAGCTCGCCATTACAGACCCTGTACTCGGCGTAGATGGTGGCGCCGTTCTTCGGGCGCTTGCCTATGACTCCGTTGCCGAATACGATCTCGTACTTGTCGTTCTCTGCTGCCTGCAGGAAGAATACTTCCGACTGCGAGTCTAGGTCCAAGAACGAGGTGGCTAAACGATACGTCTTCGAGGTAGACTCGTCTGACACTACCACGGTGAGAGAAGTTGTGTCGATCGTTGGATTAGACAGGACGAAGCGCTGACGCTCGATGGCATAGTTGCTGTAGAAGGTGTCGACTACGTAAGTACCTTCGTAGATCTCAACGCCTCTGGCTGTGAATACCGTCTCGACCGGATCAGTGATGACGATGTTCTCGGCGGTCACGAACTGATAGGTCTTAGAATTGACGCGGGTAGAGAAGGACTGGTTCTTCGGTATGGTCACTGAGGTAGTGCTACTGTCAGTCACCACTGAGATGTCTACGACTGCTTTGGCAGACCTGAAAGACCTAGGGAGGTAGTTCAGGTCCTTAGTGTGAGATACGATGGAGTTCCTGAGCTGCGCGCTGTCCAAGAACATCTCTGAGAAGAGCATGTTGAGGTAGAACGCGTTGTGATAGGTGTTGTAGGCGAGGATGTCGTTCAACACGCTCATGTTAGAGCCGTCGAAGCTGTAGTCCTTGAAGAGAGGCTGCTCCTTGGCGTAGTTCCTTAGAGTCTCTTTGTACTTATTGAAGTCGAGATCTACTAGATTGATTACAGTATTTGCCATCAGCGCACTCTGGTCAGGAAGGTTACGGGCAGCTCTTGTACTAACCCTGGGCTATTTATCGTGGTATAGAAGATCGTTATGGTGACTTGGTTGTTATCATTGTCGGGGACGACTGAGAGCTCCTTCAGTACGACTCTAGGCTCGTGGTTGTGAATGGCTATCTCTATAGCCCTCTTCATCTCGAGTTCAGTCCTGTCGTCGAAGTTCTCGAAGAGCATCTTACGAATGTCGCCGCCGAGAGTCGGCTGGAAAGGACGCTCTCCTAGGTCAGTCAACATGATGTTCTTCAGAGACTCGCGAATGGCGAAGTCGTTGATGTTCCTGTACAAGTCTCCGGTGTTGGGATTCAAGTCGAAAGGCGAGACGAAGTCCGAGAACTTCTCTTGCAACTTTGAGTTGACCGTATACCTGTCTGCCGTCCTGATTATGGCCATGTGTTACTTCTTCTCTTGGAGAGGCTTAGCATACTCACCCTTATCGATTCCACTCTTTATCTGATCTTTGCTTAACTGGTTCGTCGAGAGCACGCTGCTCTTATTGCCAGACTCGTTGAGTTGCACCGTAGAACCAGCGACATACGTCGTAGCCTTAGAGCCGTATGTGGCGCCGCTACCACCGATGACACTGACCTGCCCCTTGGCAGACATGGTGTAGCTCTGACCGACAGTCGAGCTCTTATCTTGTGCTACGAACTCAGACAGGCCGCCCTCGGCCTCGATGAGGATGTTGCCCTTAGCCTTGATCTGTAGGTTTCCGTTGGTGGCTATGACTAGGTTGCCCTCTGAGCCGAGAGTGTAGCTGCCGTCGACGGCCTCTTTCCTGTCCTTGGCTGTGTAGGTGACGTAGTTGCCGTCTGCCTGCATCTCGGTGAAGGTGCCAGTAGGATGAACGCTGGCCTGGTAGGTCTCTCCACCGACGTCATGAAGTATGTTTCTCATGCCAGACTCTGAGACGTTGACGTGAGTCTTTGGGTATTTACCCTTGACCTGAGGAAAAGACGCAGGAGCGTCCTTCAGTATCAGCTTAGACATGTCGGTCTGAGGATCGTGCTTACCACCGGTGAGACCGTCTTTTAGACCACCGAGAGCCATCGAGGACTGACCGCCTGCAGAGGCGCCGACTATGTCTTTACCCGCATTGTTGTAGGGCATCGCGCCCAGGACAGTCACGTCTTCGTGGTTGTCATGATTGATGAGCACCATGACGACGGCGTCTTTCGTCACACTCAGTCCACCCTGACCGCCTCCGCCTCCTTGATTAGGACCGACTCCCATCGCAGGTGACATAGTCTTGGCCAGTGGTAGCATGTTGGTGGGCGTCTGACCCTTGCTTCCGTGAATAGGAAGTCTTACCCTAATCCTGTTCAGCTGCTCCTTGTCGTCGTCTACTACCTCGACTGTGCCGAACATGATCGAGGTCTCTTGACCTTGTAGTTTGATGGAATCCATTATGAGATCTTTCCTACGCAGTGCAAGATGGTCCTGCCCGTATGACCTGGCGTCTCGCCTCTACCACCTATCTCCACACTGTGCATCAGTGAGACTACTAGCCACTTACCGGAGGCGGCGTTATCAGGATTAGCGTCGCTGAAGTATGTCGCCGAGCCGCTCTTCACTTCTATGACGTCACCTGCGTGTATGTCGGTAGCTATCGGTACTAAGAGCTGTAGCTTAGCCGTGTACTTATTTAAGTTCTGCTGGTCCCTGTCTATATGACGCTTCTCTTTGTC